TACTGCCTTTTAGATATGACCTGAGTGTATTTTTTGACAACTCATCAAGTTGTTTAAAGTCTTCAGAAACCATAAACTCTTCTAATTCTTCTAGAGAATAATTTTCAACTTCTTCCATTTTAGCGGAAGCATTTGATGGCTTAGTTGTTGGTGCTGTTGCAGATTTTGCAGCCTTTGTTACGTCAATTTTTGCTGAGTCATCGTTTGACTTGTAGTTTTGTGGTGTTGGTCCACCCAAATCCACAGCATCACTGCCTGGCATTTTTTCCATTGGCGCACCGTTTTTACCCTTGCTTGATGCAAGAATATCTGCAGCTGCTTCCATTAATTTGTTATTTGACATTAGGAATCTCCTTTTGGTTTCTTATTTATAAAATTATAGTTTTCTGAGGTAATTTTCAAACAATTTAAGAGCAACTGATTCTACTTGTTTAGCAGATGCTTTTGTTATTTGTTTTTTAGCGTTATCAAAATCTGCTTCTACAAAGCGTCCCTCAACAAACATCCATTCTTTATTTTCCATGATACCATTAACAAATGCGCCTGGTGCAGATGGGTCTGCCACAATATCAGCCGCAGTTGCCAGTCGTAGGTCATCTTGAACAAGATTATAACCTTCTTTTGTCATGGTTACAGAACCTAGAGCTCTTGAAGAAACTCCTAAGTTTACTCCGTTATCAATGAAATTTTTAACGATTTGACCATATGGTGTATCAAGAACTAGAGCCTTCCCATAAAATGTATTTCCATCCTCTTTGAGGGACATAATTTTATGAGACACTCTTTCTAAGTTTAGTGTTGGTGTATCAGGATGTCCTAATTCACCTAATGCACGATTTGTTTTGATGTATTCTTCATCATAGCGTTTAACTTCATTACGCAAAGTTTTCATTTCGTACATACGATTGTTTTTATTAACGGTATCACCGACTAAAAAAGTACCTTCAATGTATAGGTTCTTTTTACCGTTTTCTGTTGCTTCAGTTAAATATTTAACCGATTCAATATGTTCTCTGATAAGTTTCATATTAGTATCCGCCTGGTGCAGTTGTATATGTTGCTTCTTTGGTTAATTCTAGTACCACAAAACCACCTGTATTAATTGTAACAACAATTGGTTGAGTGTTATTATTAGCTAATGTAGTGTTGAGTGAATCAAACTCAAGAGTACCTGTATTATGCAAAGTAAGAATTGGTACACTATTGCGAGTAATTTGAATATTGCCGTTTGTTGACCATGCAACTTTACGAATGTTTGCGGCAGTAATAGTTTCATTGGCACCAGATGAAAGGTTAGCCAATGCGATAGTAGTTCCAGTATCAATAATTCTAGCTATTGATGCTGAACGAAGTGTGTTTATGTATTCAAATGCCATTTTATCTTAGTCCTATTGATGAGCGTCTACGCATACTCATTTTTCTTTTCATTAATGTGCGGCGTAATTTTGCTTTTCTAGTTGTTTTCCATGACCTTTTTAATAGTCTTGCTTTTCTTAATCTTACTGTTGCGGGTATACGTTTAACTGTATTACCTGATATTCTATAACCTTTAATGGCGGATCGTCTTACATTCTTTTGTATAACAATCTTACCCTTAGCATTTCTTCTAATTCTACGGCGAATCTTTTGGACTCTACCCATCTTAATGATGTTACGATTTTGAGTTGCCTCATCTAAAACTTCATTAAACATATCTTCTGCAACATAACGCTTTGCTTCTGCAAGACGTTTTGCAACTATCTCATTTAGATGAGCAAATAACTTTTCTTTTGCTTCATCTAACTTGTTTTCTATTAACGATGATACAAAGCTCATTTTGCATGTTTGAAAGCAAAGTCAGATGCTTTCATAAAATGTTCTGGAGACTTGTGTACCAAATCTGCAAACTTCTTTTTGTTATCATCATTTAATGCGTTGTGAACTTGCGTCAATGCCGATGCGGTGAAATGGTCAATCTTACGACTATGACCAGATGCAAACTTTACCGGTTGTGCCGATTTATCTTTTACTATTTTATGTAGTTGATCCATTACCGACTCTTTCAATTCAACTTCTTCGGCCTGAATTGCTGAACTTACTGGAGTATCATATGGTACAGAGAAGTATTTGTTTAATTGTTTGTTGCGATACAATGCAATTTTTGTTCCATCAGGATACAAACGAATCGCTGTTCTCTTTAACAACAAAATATAAGGTGGTGTTGGGCTTGGATTTGCTTCGTCTAACTGTTCTGCCTCAATAACATCTTCATCTTCTTTAACTGCACGGCGTGCCTGCATATTAATTTGTTTGTTATTAGAAATTAAATCTACCATCTTGTTAAAGAGGTTTTGAATAATCATTCTATCGGCATTATTGAATGTTGGTTTCTCTTCACCCATCTTATCCAAGATTTTGTGAATACGTTGCATCTGTGCTTTATTGGCCAGACCCGCACGAACCAAAGTGTCAAACTTTGAATAGTCTGACTTCTCTTCTTCAACGATAGATTTAAATTCTAATAGAGATTTCATTATTCTTCTGTGGCAACTTCTTGTGATTGTTCACTACCATTGAAAATGCCTCTAGCAAGTTCAATCTTACGGCCTTCAAGTGCTTCAAAAGCACGAGCAGAAAGCATATCGTTTAAAATATCTTTGGCACCAGATGCATTACCTGCGGCCAATTCGTCTATAAATTGTGTTGTTGACATAATTATTCCTTTTTATATTATCGCTTATTTAGTAAAGATGAATATTTTTCCACTTCAAAATCTAATTGTGGAGTTAATGATTCGTTCGCTGCATCATCTTGTGTATTATCTACAGGAGGATTAGCCTCTGCATCAGCCTGTTGTTGCTGTTGTTGTTCTGGTGGTGTTGTTGGACCACCAGTACCAGCTGTATCTTCTGTTGCAATTTGTTTCTTCATCTCGGCAATAGTTTCTTTGTCCATTTGAAGAACATTCTTTTGAACCCATTCCATAGAATAGTATCTACCAATATATGGGTCAACAGTTTGCAATACACTCAGTCTTTCACGAAGGATTTCAGCATCACGCATTTCGGTGAAGTTGTTGTCTTTCATGTAATTATAATATATGTCTTCCTTAAAATCATCCCATTCTTCTAAAGTGCAAATGCCTTTTAGAACGAGTTGGACTCTTAATGCATGGTCAAATATCTGAGAGAATTTATTACGCAGTCTTACAATAAACTTTGTAAATTTAACTTCATCTCTTGTAACTTCAGTTGTACGACCAACACCAATCATGCCACCTTGTTGTGGTTCTAAACGAGAGATTGGTACATTTAATGAATTTAATAGTTTCTGTCTGAAATACTTTACATCTTCCAACTCACCAAGATTTTGGCCTGCAGGTAATGTAGTAATCTCTGTACCTTTACCACCCTCACGGCGTGGCAACCAAAAGTCTTCTAGCATAGACATGTGTTTGCGGTCATCACGCAATTCACCTGTACTTGCATCGTAAACCATTTTGTTACGATACTTGGCCATAATATCTTTTAGATATTGTTCTGCTTTACCTTTTGGTAAGTTACCAACGTCAATGTAGAAAATACGGCGTTCAGGTGCTCTCGATAAACGATAGATAACTACCGCATCTTCAATCATACGCAACTGATTAAGTGGCTTGATAGCCTTATGAATATACGAAATAACAAATGTGTTTTTTGCATCCATCAAACCAGAGTTCACATTAATGATTGACTCTGGTGCAATTCTTAAACCTGCATTGACACTACTTGTATATGCTTGAGTTGTTGTACCTTTGTCGTTATACACATAGTATTCGGCAATAGATGCAACAATTTGAGCACCAGTTTTTGGGTCTCTATCTTTTTTGATTTCACGGACCTTACGAATCTTTCGTGGGTCAATGTATCGTAATTCTTGTATACCTTCTTTTGGTTTCGATTCATCTACCACTACATGGTAATAAATTCGACCATCGATATACCATCTCTTAAACAAATCATCTGAAAGATTACCGAAGTTTAACATCTTTAAGACATTATGAAATTCTTCTGTGATTTTCTTTTTGATTGTTTCTGGTTGTTTCAGATTATCTAAAACAATGTCTACTGTCTTACCTGAAACATCATGTGTAATGGCTTCATTGACAATATCATCAATTGCCATTTCCAATTCAGGGTGATTTGCCATCTCACGGTATCTGGTAACCAATTCTATTTCATTGCGAACAGAACCTTCTAAATCAACATATGTACCATAATGTGCGTTTTGCGTTATCGTTACCGCACCATCATCCATCGACTCCGTTGGAAGTGCGAATGAGGGTTGCTCAGGTGCTTGAACCTGAACAACGTCTTTTTTACCGAGTGTAAAGCCGAAGAGCTTGACTGCCATTAATTATCCATCCTATAAAAATTGAGAAAGGCCGAAGCCTTTCTTTTACACAACACCGTCTGCTACAGCTTCCCACCATTGATAGGCCAGCGAAACACTAAATTCTTCAATCGTATCATTTGAACCCCAATCAACATCAATTGCAGATACGTCTGTTGGAAATAATCCAACAAATTTACATTTCTTCAATATGTTGCCTTGTTTGCCAAATTGAGTAACATCACCATCAACAGAGTAACCTAGTGGTGCATTAGCTAATGGATTACGCACATTAAGATTGTGACTATTAATGCCGTTCATCCATCTTTCGAAAGCGTTACGAACAACAAAGTCTTCATCGTTAATGATTGTAATTGTCCAATCAGCAAATGTTCTGTTACCAACAAATTTTAGTTCACGACCAAAATATTGCGCTGTCACAACACCTAGCGTAGAGCCAGGTAATTGTGCAGTTTTACACATAAATGTGAGTTTAGTTTGAGCATTTCCTGGCGCAGAAAACGCAGGGAAAGGCATAGAGACTTCAAATAGATTAGGACGAGCACCGTCTCCTACCATCTGAGCTCTAAAATCATTTACATTAAATGCCATTTTTTATTCTCCTGTTTCTCTATTTATTAGAACTTACCAACGACTTCATCGAATGATACGCCTGTGCGTACTGCAACAAAGTTAAGTTGAATAAAGTTGATTGAACGAGCAGGTTTGATATAGATATCACCAATGAACTCATTGCGGTCAATAACTTCACCAGTATTATTGGTGTCATCACAAACAACACGGAAGTCGGTGATACCACGGCGACCTTGTACATCACGCAAGAATGGTTCTACGAGTGCAACAAATTGTGCTCTTGTGAATTGGTCATTAAATTCAAACATTGAGAAACGAGCTGCTCTTGCAATTGCTTTCTCAAGTACAATGAATAGTCTACGAACATTGAT